ACTTGAACTAGGCAAACATCACCGTGACCCGATAGGCTACCGTGAAGAAAGGTTCCATCGATTAGCTAAAACAATTAAAAACAAGTCAAATCAAAACTTAACAATATGAGTTATGCAGGTAATACCACGGTCGAATTACGTAAGCCTCGAAAGAGCACATTCGATCTATCACACCAAAAGCGGTTATCGACTCGCATGGGACGTCTCACCCCGGTACTTACGCTTGAAGCGCTACCCGGGGATAAATTCTCTGGCTCTAGCGAGATTCTTCTACGTCTCGCGCCATTGCTTGCCCCTATTTACGATCAAATTATTCTGTATGTCCATTTCTTCTTCGTTCCAACGCGTTTGCTATGGTCGGAATCTGAGACTTTCTTCACCGGTGGACGCTTGGGTACAGGAGTGGAACCAGTTACAGCACCGATTCCTCCGTACGTTGATCTGAAAAAGCTTATAGATGAGGGTTATATCGCTGAAAGCCTTCTAGCTGATTATTTAGGCGTCCCAATCGTTCCTTTGGCAGGTGAAACAGCAGCAGATTATAACGGTTTAACTATTGATGTTTTACCATTCTTGGCTTATGCTCGTTGCTATTCAGATTACTACCGTGATCGTAACTATAACGATGACGAATCTCTTGTATTTCCTGTTGGCTCCGGAGAACTCGATCCGACAGTGGGTCAAAATTCGAACTACTTTGATCTTTACACCCGGGATTGGATGAAGAACTATTTCACGGCTGCACTTCCATTCACTCAACGTGGAGTAGAAGTACTTATGCCACTCGATGGAACCGGTACTGTCTCTTATCTTGACACTTCTATTGTTCGCAAATCTGACGGTACACCGCCAACGGATGACTTCACTTTAATTGGTATCGATGGCTTGGCGGCTGACACATTGCTACGTATCGAAAAACCATCAGCGGCCGGAGCTGGTAATCAAGGCCGTATTGAGAACATAGACGAAGTTGAAATTACTACCTCTAACGTCTCAATAAATGACTTCCGTACAGCTTACGCCCTTCAAACATGGCTCGAACGCAATGCCGTAGGCGGTAGCCGTTACACTGAAGTAATTCAGGCACACTTCGCAGTCCGTCCACAAGATTCACGCTTACAACGTGCCGAGTATATAGGAGGCGGACGTATCCCGGTTAAAATTTCGGAAGTCGTAAATACGGCTTTCTCTCAAAATGAAGCAGACGAAACTGTTCCAGCCGGGAACTTGGCAGGTCATGGAGTAACTTACGGTAACACAAATCGCTTTAACTACTTCGCAACAGAACACGGCTTTATCATGGGTATCATGTCTATTATGAATCCACCTTCTTACTACCAAGGGTTACCTAGAATGTTCAAACGCAAGACAGTGTTTGACTACGCATGGCCACTTCTGGCAAATCTTGGAGAACAAGAGGTTAAAAAGTATGAACTCTATATGAGTGCCGCAAATCTTACCGAGAATTCAGAAGGAGAAGAACCAATGTTCGGCTATCAATCTCGGTATGCAGACTGGAAACAAGTCCAAGGTACAAATCACGGTGCCTTCCGTTCTTCTCTTCGGTTCTGGACTCTCACTAATCATTATGCGTCATCTCCGGTACTTGGAAATACGTTTGTCAACTACGATCAATCTCTCCAAGACAACATTTTTGCCGTGGGAGGCACAGAAGACAATTTCTGGTGTTACATATCTAATGCCGTTAGAGTAAATCGTGCGCTGCCATATTTTGGCACGCCATCAATCATTCAGTAAAATGAAAAAACTAGTTCTATACAGAAAAGTTCAGCCCAAGGGGCTTGACTTTTCAAAAGAAAAGGTAGTCACCGTTCCAAATCAAGCGATGACAATCGAAACAATTATCGAGCGGTTTACGCGAGGTGAACGCTTACCTGTTCAACATGAAGGCTCTTATTCAACTAAATTCGGTGACTTGGAAAAACTGAAAAACCTCGATATCACCGAGAAAGAGGAAAGAGCAGAGCAACTCAAAAACTTCGTAGGTCGCGAAAAGGAATATAGCGACAAAATTAAAGCTGACAAAGCAGCTAAAGTAAAAGCTTCGCGCGACAAGCGCGAAGCAGACCTAATCAATAAGGTCAAATCATCTATTAAACCAGATGAACCAAAGCCATAACCTTTTAAGGTTATGAGCTAAAAACGAATAGAGTCGGCCGGGAGGCCGACTCTTACCGTTTAAAGGCGTTCCCGTGAAGTCGAACCCTACCGGGAGGCACGACCGGGCGGGTGAGCGGCTTCGGGTAGCCGGCTAAACGGTAAGAAGAGGCCGCAGGCCTCTATTCATAAAACGCACGCTAGTGCATATAAATGCGCGAAGCGCACCGCTCCCCGGCCGCTTCGGCCGCGGGAGCACCACAGCGAAAAAACTTGTTTTTTTCGCAACGGCCACTAGGGCGCCAAAGGCTGGCGCCCCGTGGCCGTAGACGCGTCAGCATCCGTGCGGGCCGTCTCGGCCGCACGGTATAGACAAAGCAGTTCCGACTAGGACACCAATAAGTGGAACGGCTTCTAGCAGTCGTCAAAGGCCGTTTCACCCTCAAAAACTGCATTACAACGCCCGGACTCGGCCGGGCAGCATAGTATCCCCTTGATATACTATGCTTGCTGACACCAAATCCAGAAATTTTGTATATTTGGGTCATGTCACAACAAAAACAGGCTAATCAGGCTCAAGGAGCCCAAAAGCCACTACAACTTACACACGAGCAAATGAAGGCATCTCTCACGCGTGATCTAGACACGCTGGCAGCCCTTCTAAACTTCATTCGATCCACTCCTGCCGTGGTCGATCTCATCGCTGAATACGCGCTTGGTATTCAAAACAATATCCTCAATAAGGAATCTGCTAAATCTTCAGAATAATGGCTTGGGGACCAGGAGCAATTGCAGCCACTCAAGCAGTGGCAAACGTAGCAGCACCAACAACAGGTGGCTGGCTATCCGGTAAAATGAATCGTAGGCAGGCACGTCTTCAGGATAAACTTAATCGTAAATTCTTGGATTATCAGAATTTCTACAACAGCCCAGCGGAACAACGGAAACGTTGGGAAGAAGCTGGCATGAATCCAGCACTCGCGTATGGTCAAGGCACACCGGGCAATCAATCAAGCCCGCAGCAAGCGGTAACCCCAGACCTTCCCGACTGGGCCGCCATACTCGGACAAAGCGTTAATAATCTTAATACAACGCTAATGCAGCAAACTCAACGTAATCTTATTGAAGCCAACATAGATAAAACTAAGGCTCAAACAACTACCGAGGGTATAAAACAAAGCGTTATGTCTGCAAATCCTATACTACGTTCCGACTTTGTTCAAGCAACTATTGAGCGTATGCAAGCCGAAGCAAAGTTGAAAGGTCATGAGGCACGTCTTCTTACCCAAACTCAATGGAGAATAGGTGAAGATGGTAGTTTTGAGATTACTAGTAGAATGCAGGATAAGTTAGATTCGGAAATTGATTTACTCAAACAACGCTTCAAACTCGGTTCCCTCGATACCAAAATAAAAGGCGAGGTTCTTAACTCAAAGGAAATGCAGAACGCTATCCTAGAGGTACAAAAAAAGTTCATGACAGAGTTCACACTCACTCCCGAAACATGGACACAGTTCGTTAAAATTTTCTTAACTAAATTATTCTAACAATGAAACGTTATTCAAACAAAAAAGGTCGCAAAGCTGGTAAACGCAAAGGCGGCAAACGAGGCAAAGGCAAGTCTATCAAAACCTATCGCATGTCTAGAGGTGGCATCAAACTATGAAGAAGTTCATAGAACATGCACGCTTTATTAGGCAAGGCCTTTACTGTCGTACCAAATGGCAACGTAGATCGTTTCTTATGAACAGAATGTTCGGCACAAAGTTTCGTGTACGTAAATACGAGCAATACCAAACCGAGCTATTCGCTTAATGGAATGTCTAACGCCATACTATATCCAAGAGAGGGACTTATCAGTACCCTGTGGAAAGTGTCCGTTTTGCCTCGCAACAAGGCGACAAGACTGGGTTCTTCGTCTATCGTTAGAACACAAATATGCGATGACTTCTCGATTTGTGACCTTGACTTATTCGGACAGGGCTATGTATTCTCGAAAAGGCAAAGGGCAGCTAGTCACGCAACATCTACAGAAGTACTTCAAGCGACTGCGAAAAAGTGGAAACAAGCTGCGTTATTATGCGGTGGGAGAATACGGTTCCAAAACCTATCGTCCCCATTATCACATTTTACTTTTCGGGGACGTTCTGGAGTCCGAGATCCGCAAAGCATGGACTTTACCCGGCACAAACATCCCAATAGGTATCGTTCACATTGGAGATGTCACGACTCAATCAATCGCTTATTGCACAAAGTACGTAATCAATCAGAGAGTTAGCGAGATGCGGCACGATCGCAATCCTCCCTTTTCTGTTATGTCGCGCAGGCCTGCCATTGGTCATAAGTATCTTACCCCTGAAATGATCGCTTGGCATAAGAGCGACCTGCGCAACTACGTGTTAATGGATGGCGCTAAGCGCCATCTACCACGGTTCTATAAACAAAAAATATTCACTAAACGCGAACAATACTTTATATCACACAAAGCACAAAGAGAAATCCTAGCAGCATTACGAAAGGAACTACTTGAACTAGGCAAACATCACCGTGACCCGATAGGCTACCGTGAAGAAAGGTTCCATCGATTAGCTAAAACAATTAAAAACAAGTCAAATCAAAACTTAACAATATGAGTTATGCAGGTA